CATGCGCAAGGGCTTTACCGGTGCTGACTTAGATTATAACATGGAAGAATACAGCAAGAACAAAATACAAGTGTATTTTCTTATCATTGTGGGCTTTCCCACCGAGACTAGAGAAGACTTTGACCAGACTCTAGAAATGCTGACTCGTTATCAAAGATATGTGGCCGACGGCACAGTGATCGGTGTGAATTTAGGAACCACCTTGACCATTGAAGAAGGAACCGAAATGTACGATTATCCAGAGCGCCTAAACTTGATCGGCGTCAACGGCAATCGCCCCCAGGGTGCCGACTGGAAATGCTTGGATAATCCAGAATTAACCTACAAAGAACGCATCATGCGACGACTTGAAGCCCAAGAACATGCAGTAAATCTAGGTTATACCTTTTGGAAGGGCGACGATCAAATCAAAATTATGATGGACAAGTACCAGGAAAGAATTGCACGACTAGCTGGAGTGATACATTGAAATTAGATATTTCTTTAAGCGTCGAACGAGGATTAGGAGATCCACTGGTAAAAATAATTGTAGACGATTATTTGACCTTGGCCGACGGTCCTGCACAGGACCAATACAGTTTTGAACTCAACATACCAGACGAATTGCATTCATTAAAAATTACACACTACGGCAAAACCATCGACGATGCTAGCAACAGCAATATTGACAAACATGTAGAAATAACGGCAATCAGTATGGATCAAATTTCACTTGAGAGAGAATTGTGGGATGGTAAATTTTTTCCAATTTATCTACACAAAACCGACAGCGATCCTTACTACATCAGTCCCAATCTGTATCTAGGGCACAACGGCACTTGGGTCTTGGAGTTTACCACCCCGGCGCCACTGTGGTTAATTTCTTTACGCAAGCCTGGGCCAAAATTAGATAATACTATTTTTAAAACCAACAAACAGACATTGGATCATGCTAAAGATTTTTTTAAAGGGTTGCCCGATGTTTAATGTAACAGACATACAGGAATATCAACTGGAAATTACCAGTTACTGTAATGCCGCATGCCCGCAATGTCCTCGCAATGAAAATGGTCGCGGTATCAACAAAAGAATGCCGCTGTGCCATCTCGATCGTACTGTAATAGATCAAACTTTTATCGCTGGAATATGCAAAGGTCTGAATCAGATTTTTTTCTGTGGTAGCTACGGCGATCCTATTATGCATCCAAATTTTTTGGATATCTTGCGTGATTTTCGTAAAAAGAATCCCACACTGTGGTTGTATTTTCATACTAACGGTGGTGTGCATGAACCAGAGTACTGGGCAGAAATTGCCAGGATCATGGCCGGTTATGGACAAATAGATTTTGGTATCGATGGCCTGGAAGATACTTTACATTTGTATAGGAAAAATGTAAACTATAACAAAGTGATCAAAAATGCCAAGTCTTTTATTGACGCAGGGGGTCGTGCTCAATGGAATTTTATTGTGTTTCAACACAACGAGCATCAGGTAGAAAAGGCCAAACAGCTGGGCAAGGATTTGGGTTTTTTTAATGTGTTGATTAGAAAAACTGGAAGATTTTTTAATCACAGGACTGTTGAAGAAATGACAGCATGGCCTGTCAGGGACGAGTATGTTATAGAACCGCCTGTTAATCCCGAGTACCGCAATCAGAGCATGCTGTTTTTACCAGAATTAAAACGACAGTACAGCAATATTAAAGACTATTTTGATACCACAGAAATCAAATGCGATGCCATGATTGGCCCCAAGGTTGTTGTCAATGCAGAAGGATTGGTATTGCCCTGTAACTTTTTTAATCATAATCTGTACGATCGTAGATTTTACGAGGCAGGTGTGTTGCCCGAGTCCAACCAGTTGAGCACAGTTGATGGCAAAAATCAAGTTAGGTCGTTTTTGGAAAGTTACGATTTAGACAGTTTCAATATTAATCTGCACAGTTTAGAAGAAATTTTTAGTAATTCTATGTGGGCAGATCTAGTAAAGTCGTGGAACAAAACACTGGCCAACGGTCGTTTGTTTGAGTGTGCCATGACCTGTGGTTCTAAAATTACCAAAGTATGGGATCAAGGAGGAAGTAAACGATGAAATACATGATTACTGGCGGTAGCAAGGGCCTAGGACTTGCCATGATTGACCGTTTTGGCGGCGACAGTTACTGCCGAGGCAACGGCTTTGACATCACAAAAGATACAGAAAAGTTGGCCAAGATCAGTTTAGACTATGACGTGTTTGTTAACAACGCATTTGACGGACCATTTCAAGAGCCCTGGGCCAATTTTGCACAGGTTCAGTTGTTGTATGCAGTTGGAGATCTGTGGGCCAAAGAAAACAAGTCAGGATATATTGTCAACATAGGCAGTGTCGGCAGTGAAACAGTGTCGGCGCCGATTCCAAGTTTTGAAACCTATCGTGTGAGCAAGGCAGCCTTGAAAGAACACAGTCGCCAGTGGACACGAGCATTCAAAGACAACAAGGTACCGTTCAAAACCAGTCTACTCACCCTCGATCGGCTGGATACTGATTTGACTCGCAACAGATCCAGCTGGACTGGGAACGGAATTGACACAGCAGATATCTGTTCGTACATTGAGCTAATTACTAATGCTCAACCAAACACATGCATTGAAGAAATTATAGGGTGGGTGAATTTTGATCATAAACAATAGTCCATGTCATGGTTATACGAAAACACCCAGATCAACCAACTGCCCGAAGACTGTGTGGGCTTTGTGTACCTGATCACAAACACCACAACCGGACGTCGATACATCGGCAAAAAACTAGCAAAATTCAGCAAGACCACGTACAAGGTAGTCAAACTCAAAAACGGCAACAAGAAACGAAAACGCATCCGCAGCAAGATAGACTCAGACTGGCAACAATACTACGGCAGCAACGATCAACTGAACCAAGACCTACTGGCGCTGGGCGCCGACAACTTCACTAGACAGATACTATTTTACTGTAAAAGCAAGGCCGAATGCAACTATATTGAAGCCCGCGAACAGTTCCGTCATCAAGTACTGGAATCAGACGCTTGGTACAACGGGCAGATAGTGTGCCGCATACACGGCAGTCATATAAAAAACAAACTTTCTACAGGCAACTAAACCGACTGTGTTTGATCGAGGTAGCTCGATCCCCGTTGAGGGCCGACAGTATCGGCTCGGATAGAATGGACCTAGGTTCGCTCGGGTGTCAAAGGCAATTGCTAACTTAAGGCAACAAAGGATTTGAGCTCTGTGAAAAAGACACAACTCATGCCCATAGGACTTGGATTTACGATTGGGTCACTAGGGTTCCGTTGATATGTGAAGCTAGAGTAGGGGGTACCGGTCAACCGCCTCCGTCGTGAAAACGAATCTCTTTATCGTAAATGACAGCTACAACTCGGATAATGTAGAAGTCAGTTCACCGTGAATACGGTGAATTGTGACCGCATAATCTGGATAATGCAAGAGAAGAACACAGTTGCTGAGCACAGCGAAAGCAACAGATCTCGTTAGAGATCTTGAAATGAAACAACAGGTTCTTTAAAAGAAAGGCAGTCCTGACTTTTTGGTAGTTTCCAAATTGTCCTTGATCAGCTGATTGATCAACACTCGTTCGCTGGCACTGAGTTGCAGGGCATGTTCGTAGCTGAGCCCGCCACGCATGTACCAACTGAGCTGGAAAGCCTCTTGTCTGATCTTGTTGCACTCTTTTTCCATATCGTCTACCATGAGCCCGATCTGTTCAGAGTCCGAGATCAGGAGGCGCGATCGAAAAAACTCGACATGTCCAGAGTCAGTTGCTGTTGATACACATGATTGCACTCGTCGCAGGTCAATTGCATGGGCTGCATTTCTGACTGCGATTTTAGGTCAATCGCATGATCGCGTATCTGCGCAAACAGTCGACGATCACAGTTTTTGAGCATTTCTTCAATGTATTCAGGTTCGTGTACCATGGCTGTGGGGGTCTTGACTGCGGCAATGCTCTGGGCCAAGGCATGCACCGTGACTTCGGTTATCTTTTTCAAGGCATCGCTGACTGCTGTGATTTTGGCTTCGTTGATCTGCTCGGAATCTGACAGATCTGGCATCATCTGTAACAGCTTTTGATTTTCGTACTGCATGCGATTGTTATCGCTGAGATTCTTGTAGCTCATGGGACGGAAAAATATCTCCATGTCGCCTGACTGCACGCTGCTGTCGTAGTCGCCGGCTGTGAGGCTTTCCAGCACAGATCTAAGATCTATTGCACGGTCTGACTGGGCCCGGCAACTGGGGCAGGTGCTGCCAAATTCCATTTCGTGCCCGTAGCTGGCCATGCGTATGGCAGCCAAGATAGCATCCATGTCCGTGGCCGGAATAGCCCAGGCATCTATAATGTCGGGCATGCAACTCTTGATCACGTTCACTGTGGATTGTCCGTTGAACAGGCTGTCTGGAGTACGATAGGTTATTTCGTCTATGGCAGTCATGGGATATACTGGATATTCGCCGGTGACACTGGGATTCAGGGCACCGGGTGGATAAAATCGTCCGTTGCTGGGCAAGCGTATGTACACTGCTGGTTGGCGGAAATACTGTTTTAGTGGGTTAGTTTGGCTCATGATTTTCCTCGATAAATATAATTATGGCCGATCTATACACCGCTGAAGAAATCAAAGAAATATTTGACACCTACAATCGAGCTATCGAAACAGGCACACCGATCACGGCCGAACTGTCAAGGCAGATGAAAGATGCCACAATTGGTGTCAAAAACTACACAGCCCAGCTCAACAAGAGTTTTTCAGACCTAGGATCGTCAGCACTCAAATACGCAGAAAATCTCAAAGACGGTGCGCAAGGTGCCGCAGTGTTCAACGACGGCATTGGAGCAACAGCCAAGGTCATGAGCGACCTGCTCGCTCGGATACCGTTTGTGGGCCGGGCTTTGGGTCTGGCCGCTACGGCTGCAGCCAGATATGCTCAGGAAGCCAACAAGCAATCGGATGCTCTGTTCAAGAGCTATCAGGATCTGACCAGATTTGGTCAAGGCACTGCCAATGGCATGAGCGATGTGTTTGATACCATGCAGAAATTCAGCTACGGCATCGGCGAGCTGGATCAGATGACTGCATTGTTGCAGGCCAATGCCAAGAGTCTGGCTCTGTTTGGTGGCACAGTGGCACAAGGCACCGCGGCCATGGCCAAAACAGCCGAAGATTTTAAAAATACCGGTCTGCAAGACACGTTCCAAAAGATGGGGCTCAATGTTGACAATCAAAATCGTGCCATTGCAGGATACTACAAACAGATAACCATGCTGGGTCAGGGCCAGGGCAAAACACAGGCCGAGCTCACACAGGGTGCTGTGGCCTATCTCAAAGAGATGGAAGGCCTTACCAGATTGACTGGCCAACAGCGTGAAGAATTGGAACAGCAACGTGAAGCAGCCCAGGCTGTGGATTCGTTTGCAGTCACAGTCAGCGACATGGGCGAAAAAGGCGAAGAATTGCAAAAAATCTTCAATTCCTTGATGAGCGTGGACCCTACTGGCGCCAAGGCTCGTGCGTTTGCTGAAAGTGTGACCGGTATGTTTACTGGAAGCAAAGAACAGAACCAGTTGTTCCAGCTGTCGGGCGGACGACTCATGGAAATGATAAATCAAGTGAAAAACGGCACCATGAACATGGGCCAGTTCATGGATGCATTAAAACCCGCAGGTGCTGCCCTTGACAACTTCAAAGGTCAAGCTCGCATGAACAACCTGTCTGATTTTGCAGGCCCTTACCGTGACATAATCAAGCTAAACAGCAAAAACTGGACTGAATCAGCTGCTGCAGCTGAAAAATCAACCGAAGTCACTGACAGTACCACAGATGCGGCTGTGTCTCTTAGAGAAAAACAACTCAAGACCAGAGATGCACTGCAAAGCATGATCAACGACGGCGTAGGGCCAGCTACCAAGGCCATGGCCAAATTGGCTGGAATCACAGACCAGGCCGCCGAAGGTAGCAAAGGGTTTTGGGACAAAGTGGGTGACTTTTTCAGCGGTGGCAAGGACGCCAAAGGTCCAGCTTCTGTTGGAAAAACTGCAACTGGATCGCCTACTATCACGTATTCCAATGGGGAAATGCGTAGCGGGGGCGATCGCAATTGGAGAAGCAACAACCCTGGCGATATCGAGTACGGAGATTTTGCCATTAAAATGGGAGCCATTGGCAGTGATGGTAGATTTGCTATATTTCCTTCAGAAGAGATGGGTCGTAGAGCCGCTGATGCTTTGTTAAAAGGCGACCTTTATAGCAAATTGTCAGCAGCCGATGCTATAAAAAAATGGGCCCCGCCCAACGAAAATGATTCAGGATCGTATATTAAAAATGTGGCCAAGATGGCAAATCTGGACATGAGCAAACGCTATGTTGATATGTCCAGAGAAGAACAAGGCAGATTTTTAGATGCGATGAAAAAAGTTGAAGGCGGAAGAGTTGGCACAATCACGCAAGTAGCTAGTTCAACATCGCCAACAACAGCTAACACCCCATCAAAGAATAACGGTCCTACCATGCCCGCGAGCGATGCTCCTGCCGGTCCTAAAGTTGGCATGAACAGTGGTGAATCAGCTGCGATGGATCAAATTTTAAAAAACGGATCGACGGGCCCGTCGATACGGGGTGCCAACGGATTTGATGGCCAGCTGTCAGGGCCGGTCAGTGGATACAAGCCCGACATCACCATGCACGGCACTGAACAGCTTACAATCACACCCGATCGCATGCGGTCAGACACAGCCGATCAACCGGCCACTGGCATGATGACCCAGCAGATGTCAAAACTGGATCAAATGGTGCAGGCACTACAGGACAACAACAATCAAGCAATCATGTCCATGCAACTGGACAAACTGGACCAGTTGATCACAGTGATGAAGAACCAAGTAAACGTCAGTCAAAAGATATTGCAACAGAGTCATTGAGTCCATAAATACTAGACTATGGCAGAAAACAACAAAGGTTGGCGCAAGTATTTCAAGGTAGCCAGCACAGGCGGTCAACTCAGTCCGATCTCGGGATCCAATCAATTTGGACTGCCCGGCTACGGCAAACAAAACGGTGCCGGCTACGACACTCCGGGCACTGGCAATGAATTTGCCTATCGCAACTATGCCAGTCGTTTGCCTGAAGTTTATTCGGGGCATCCCAACCGTATTGAACGCTACAATCAGTACGAAAACATGGACTGTGACAGTGAAGTCAATGCTTGCTTGGACATCATAGCTGAATTCAGCACGCAGGTCAATGCCGACAACAAGACACCGTTTGACATACAGTTCACCGACAAGCCCACTGACCACGAAATAGACATCATCAAGAAACAGTTGCAACAGTGGACCAAACTCAACAAGCTGGATCAGCGCATATTCAAGCTGTTTCGCAACGTGATCAAGTATGGCGATCAGGTGTTTGTGCGCGACCCAGAAACATTTGAAATGTACTGGGTGGACATGGTCAAGGTGGCACGTGTGATCGTGAACGAAAGCGAAGGCAAGCGACCCGAGCAATACATCATCAGAGACATCAACCCCAATTTCCAAAACATGAGCATGGCAGCCAAGACCACATCGGATTACTATGTGAGTCGTGCTACCGGCAGTGCAGGACAAAACAACTATACTGCACCCAACGGCGGTGGCTATGGTGGAGCCGGTGGCGGTACCGGCAACAATAGATTTTCGCAGGCCATGAACGAAACTTGTCTGGATGCCAGACACGTGATACATCTCAGTCTCAACGAAGGACTGGATTTCTTTTGGCCGTTTGGACAAAGCATCTTGGAAAACATATTCAAGGTCTACAAGCAGAAAGAACTGTTGGAAGATTCGGTCTTGATCTATCGTGTGCAACGTGCGCCTGAGCGACGCATATTCAAAATTGACGTGGGCAACATGCCCAGTCATTTGGCCATGCAGTTTGTGGAACGAGTCAAGAACGAAATGCATCAACGACGTATTCCAACCAACACCGGCGGTGGCGCCAACATGATGGATGCCAGCTACAATCCGCTGGCAGTCAACGAAGACTTTTACTTTCCGGTCACAGCCGACGGCCGCGGCAGCAGCGTAGACACCTTGCCAGGTGGCCAGAATCTGGGTGAAATTGACGACCTCAAATACTTCAACAACAAGATGGCTCGCGGATTGCGTGTGCCTTCTAGCTATTTGCCAACCGGTCCTGACGATTCGGATCGTGCATTCACCGACGGCAAAGTGGGCACGGCCTTGATACAGGAGTACAGATTCAACCAGTATTGCAAACGCTTGCAGAATCTGATCATGCAAAAGTTGGACGACGAGTTCAAGATGTTCCTGCACTGGAGAGGTTTCAATATTGATTCCGGGCTGTTTACCATTAGATTCTGTGAACCGCAGAACTTTGCTACCTATCGACAGGCCGAAATGGACAATGCCCGTATCTCGGCATTTACACAGCTGGAACAGTTGCCGTACATGAGCAAAAGGTTCATGATGAAACGCTTCCTGGGTCTGACTGAAGAAGAGATCATGGAAAACGAAATAACCTGGAGAGAAGAACGCGACAAACCTGAGATTGACACCACACAAGGGCAGGATCTTAGATCAATTGGTATTACTCCAGCTGGCATGGAAAGTGACATCACGACCGGTCAGGATCTGGCCGGAGCCGAAGTCATGCCAGGCCCCGGACAGCCTGGAGCAGATCTAGCCACAGCCGGGCAGATACCCGGAACCGGAGCACCCCCAGCACCCGGCGGTGGTGGCGGCGGAGTGCCGGCGATATAAATACAGCATGAACCTCAACGAAATATACGATCGAGCCGCTGGTGGCTATCAGGACGTCAGTCAAGACAACAGCCAACCCACGCTGAAAGATCTGCGTAAAACTCGTCTGACTCTGCGCCAGCTCAACAAACTGCGCCAGATGAACGATATACGCAGTTACGAGTACAAAGAAAAACTCAAACTGGTCAAACAGCAGTACGCACCTGCTCCTGCGGCCCCAGCTCTGTAACAGATCTGTAACAGGCTGTATCATAAAATGGCCAGTTTTGAGGCCTAAAACTACCAATATTTCCTCTAGCTAGTAAGTACTATACGATCTATAAGGAGATATTATGACATCGAAATTTGAACAGTTGATTGAATATGTGATCAACGACGAAGAAGACAAAGCCAAAGAGCTTTTCCACGACATCGTGGTAGAAAAATCACGCGAGATTTATGAGAGCCTGATGGAAGATGAGCAGTGCGACACCTGTCACAAAGCTCCTTGCGAGTGTGATGACGAGGAAGAAGAAGATCTTGACGAAAGCATGGGCGGCGACGCCAGCGACGATTTGATCGACGACGTCGAAACCGAAGAATCCGGCATGATGGAAAACGACGAAGAGTTTGACGACGAAGCCGAAGAAGATGGCGAAGACATGACCCATGACATGGAACAGGATCACGACGACGGCAACGAAACCGAGCACGACATTGAAGATCGAGTGATTGATCTTGAAGACAAACTGGACGAACTCATGGCCGAATTTGAAAGCATGATGGGCGGCGAAGAAGGCGGCATGCACAGCGATCTCGAAGGCGAAGAAGGCGACGAACTGGGCGGTGATGCACTGGCTCAAGACGACACTGAAGCATTTGCCGATGACAACATGGGCATGATGGAAAACGTGACCTTGGACAAGGTACCTGCTCCCAAGCATGGCGATGATGGTGCCAACAACAAGAGCCCAACAGCGTTCAACTCGGGTGCCAAGGGCATGCAAGGCAGTCCAGTCAAGATAACTGGTGCCGAAGCACAAGGACGTACAGCGCCTAAAGCAACCGAAGTGGCCGATGCCAGAAAGTTCAAGAACAATCCAGGCGAAGGTACCAAGAACAGCAGACTGGAGCCAGCACCCAAGCCCAAGTTTGATCAGCACAATCCTAACACAAGAACTCCTTTTCCAAAAGGATAATTGAACAACATGGCACGCTATCTCAAAGAACATCTCAGCTTTACTCAGGCCAACATTGAACTGTTGACCGAGGAAGCTGCGGATGGCCATGGCAAGACTTTGAAACTGAAAGGTATCTGCATCGAAGGCGGGGTAAGAAACGCCAACGAACGTGTGTACCCAGTGAGCGAAATCAGCAACGCAGTCAACACCATCAACGAACAGATCAAGACCGGACACAGTGTGCTGGGCGAAGTGGATCATCCAGACGATTTAAAAATCAACCTGGATCGAGTCAGCCACATGATTGAAAAAATGTGGATGGAAGGCCCGTGCGGTTACGGCACACTCAAAATATTACCCACACCCATGGGCGAACTGGTTAAAACCATGTTGACCAACGGTGTAAAACTAGGTGTTAGCAGTCGTGGATCAGGAAACGTCAACGACTCCAACGGACATGTCAGTGATTTTGAAATTGTCACTGTAGATGTAGTTGCTCAGCCCAGTGCTCCAAATGCATATCCCACAGCAATCTACGAAGGCCTGTTAAATCATGCCGGAGGACAACGCCTGTTGGACATGTTCAAGGACCCGGCTAACAGCAACAAAGCAAAGAGATACATGAAAGACGAAGTGATTCGACTAATTCGCGGTCTCAAAATTGAAGGGAAATAACGCTATGTTAGATAGTTTAAAACCGTTACTGGATAGCGATTTGATCACAGAAGAAGCTCAACAACAGATCTCAGAAGCCTGGGAAGCCAAGTTGAACGAAGCCCGTGAACAGGTACGTGCAGAACTCCGCGAAGAGTTTGCACAACGCTACGAGCATGACAAGCATGTGATGGTAGAAGCTCTAGATAGAATGGTAACAGAAGGTCTCCAAGCAGAATTGGCACAGGTACAAGCTGAAAAGCAAAGCCTGGCCGAAGATCGAGTGAGATTCCAAGGTCAAATGAAAGAAAGTGCCACCAAGTTCAACAACTTCATGGTAACCAAATTGGCTGAAGAAATCACCGAACTGAGAAAAGATCGTCGTCAACACAACGAAGGTATGGAAAAGCTGGAAAAATTCGTTGTACATGCACTGGTAAAAGAAATACGCGAGTTCGCACAAGACAAACAAGACGTGGTCAACACCAAGGTCCGTTTGGTTCGCGAAGCCAGATCACAACTGGAGCAGCTCAAGAGCCGCTTTGTGACCGAAAGTGCAAAAAAGATGAGCCAGTCTGTTAGCCGTCATTTACGGGCCGAACTTGGTCAGTTGCAAGAAGATATCCAAATTGCTCGCGAGAACAATTTTGGTAGAAAGATTTTTGAAGCCTATGCCGCAGAATTTGGTGCCACGCATCTCAACGAGAAAGCCGAAGTACGCAAGTTGCACGACATAATCACGCACAAGAATCAGCAATTGGGCGAAGCCATCCAACTCACGGCCAAGGCCAAAACCTTGATCGAGAGCAAAGAACGCGAATTACGCATGATCCGCGAAACCAATCAGCGCGAAAACGCCTTGGAAGAGCTGCTGGCTCCTTTAAATCAGGAAAAACGAGCAGTGATGCGTAATTTGTTGGAAAGCGTGCAAACAGCTAGACTGGGCGCCGTTTTTGAAAAGTATCTACCAGCTGTGTTGGCTGACAGATCCGTGAAAGCTACCAAAGTGATCACGGAGAATGTGAGCATAGCCACTGGCGATAAATCGGTCCGTAGCCAAGAATCCGATGACGAAGCTGCTAGCAACGTTATTGATTTGAAGCGTTTGGCCGGGCTGTAATTTTATAAAAAAAAGGAGACTTAAATGTCACAAGAATTATTAGAAAGCCGTTGGGGAGAAACCAAGGATGCGTTGCTTGAAGGCCTACACGGTAGCAAGCGCAATTCCATGAGTGTTATCCTGGAAAATACCAAGAAGTACTTGCGTGAAAATGCATCAAGTGGTAGCACAGCAAGTGGCAACATCGCTACATTGAACAGAGTGATTCTGCCAGTGATTCGACGTGTGATGCCTACTGTGATCGCCAACGAGTTGGTGGGTGTTCAGCCCATGACTGGTCCTGTGGGTCAGATCCACACTTTGCGTGTAAGATACGCACAGAGCTTGACTGACAACAGCCAAGCAGCAACCAGCGTCACAGCCGGCCAAGAAGCTTTGAGCCCGTTCACGATTGCCACTGCATACTCCACAGTTCCACAAGGTACTACTACTGCTACTGGTTATACCGGTAACAATACAGCTACCATGGAAGGCACTGGCGGTAAGCAGATCAGCGTACAGATCTTGAAGCAGGCTGTTGAAGCCAAGACTCGTAAGTTACAAGCACGTTGGACTTTTGAATCAGCACAAGACGCACAAGCCATGCACGGCATTGACGTTGAAGCTGAAATCATGGCTGCTCTTGCACAAGAGATCACAGCTGAGATCGATCAAGAGATCCTGCTGAGCTTGAGCACCTTGGCTGCTACCGAGTACACATACAACCAAGCTACAGTATCAGGTACAGCCACATTCGTTGGTGACGAACATGCCGCCCTGGCAGTGCTCATCAATCGTGTTGCTAACTTGATTGCTCAGCGTACACGTCGTGGCGCTGGTAACTGGTGTGTGGTAAGCCCAGCCAGCTTGACAGTGTTGCAATCAGCAACCACATCAGCTTTTGCAAGAACCACCGAAGGCACCTTTGAAGCTCCTACAAACACCAAGTTTGTTGGTACCTTGAATGGCAGCATGAGAGTGTTTGTGAACAGCTATGCTCAAGACACAGCAAGTGTATTGGTTGGATACAAAGGCACATCAGAAGCTGATGCTGCTGCGTTCTACTGCCCATACATTCCGTTGATGAGCTCAG